CGAATAGAGAGTTTGGACCATCTGAGGATCTGACCGTAATTCATTGAGAATCGCGAAGCACGCGGTCAGATAGTTAACAAGCACCTCAGGGTTGCCACATTCCGGTTCATAGCCATGTATTAGCTTGTAGATCATTTTGGCTTTATTGACCGGAACGGCGAGGTCTTCACGCTCAAAGATATGAGAGCAAAATTCCAGTTTTGAAGACTCCTCGACTTTGAATCCTAGGGCGGCGTATTTCCCCAGGTCGGTGCTAACTGATTCAAGGGCGTCATCGCCCATCGCCATTGCCCACTCGGCTCCACAGTGGAAAGCTGCCATCACTCTAATCCGAGAATTGGATGAGGAGGTGTTGTAGCTTCCTGATTTCTGAACTCCAGGCACGCGCTGCGCGAGCAGGGTACCATCGGAGAGACACAGGACACTGTTGGAGATGCATTTCAACCAAGCAGCGCGAAGCTTGCTTGTCGTCTCGTTAAGATCTGTGGTCAGGCGGTTTCGGACTTCCATATCATCTTCAAGAAGCCAGTCCGAAACACTCCAGTCAAAACCGGAGCAATCAGTTGCAACTAGGTGTTGCCTCCAATCATTAATCAGTTGGGGAGGACTTACTTTCACCTGCGCGGAGAGCATTTGAACAAACTCCACGACTTGCTCGTCCGTAGACAAGCCAAAACCGGGCTTGGATGGTACTGCCCTCCATAGGGCGATTTCACGCTTGTTCTGGTTCTGAAACAAGACCCGGGCTACCAGTTGATCCACCAAAGAAACGCTCATTATGAGGCGGTAGCGCCCCTCATCGAGTTTAGACTGCTTGTGCGGCTCTCCTTTGACAAAGACTCGTATTGGGTCACAGAGCCCTTCTTGCACTAGCTGTTCCGGGGAAAGCTCTTCAAACCTGGCCTCCAACATCTTCTGTAATCGGATGAAGGTCAGGCGAGCTAAAATGGGAAGTAACTTTTGGTCTTCAACCCATCCCCGGTGTGTCGGTTTCCCGTATGCGATGTACGGTACTCCGATTCCAGCGTCAAACTCGAGCGAGAAAACAGCTTGCTTAAAGTCCTCTAGGAAGTTTTCCCAGGAGAGCTTGTTTCCTCGTGTAGCATTAGGCCCATTAGATTTCGCATTTTGGTAGGCCTCGCAGCATTTTCTTATGACGCGCTCCCGCTCCTCAGTTGAGGGGATTTTAACTTGCTGGGCGCGTTCCAGCCACCTGGCGGCTTGTAGCCGCAAGGATTTCAATTCCGCTTGGGCCCCGAACTGGGGCCACCCGAAGCCACGGGTCTGTACTGCCAACTCTGGGTGGAGTTGGAGGACTTTTGCTCCCCAACGCGATTCGCCCTTTTGTTTAGGGTGGTAAAACTGGGGGAGGCTTCCGATTTGTTCGAAACCGGGGGCTTCTTTTCCTGACCCTGATTCCCATCGGTAGAGGGAGCTGAAGTACTGGCAGAAGTTTTCTGCTTGTTCGCAGACCTTCTCCGCCCTGCTCTCCGGGGTCTCTTCATTGCCTTCTCGGCAAGGGTCTCCACAACCTGCCTCTCGATCGAACGAACATCGATCTTCCGTAGGATGGCTTCTTTGATCTCGCTGAAAGCGTCTGAAGAAGCAGTCGTGGTTTGGGATTTCGCACCAGCAGCCTGATCGGCCCTCATCATGGGGGGCGTGTACGTGGCTTGCTCTTGGGCCGAGCGTTCCTTCGGTGAAGTGGGAACAGCAGCTTGGTGGGTTTCTACGCCACTGCTTTCCCCGGCCTTGTGGGTGCTTTCTTTGCGGGTTGCGGTTGTTTCGGCGGACGCTGCCGCTTTCCCGTTTCCCGAGCTTTTGGCGGTCTCTCCTTCGTAGCTTGCTTTTCCTTTATGAGCAGCCATCATGGACCGAATTTCACTATAGCTGTAATCTTCAGCTAGCTCGAGTATCTCCTCTTCCGTGAAGATTCTCCCCTGTGGTGCCGTGGTCTCGAAGACATAATTTGGAATTGTCAAACCGGCACGGGGGGGCACGGGTGCC